ATAGTTACAGGCGTTGGCGATCAAACTGAGGTGGAAAAGCCCCACGTAGGATCTTGGGGGTTTCAATGGCGAACTAATGAATTTGGGCCGATGAATAGGTCCGCTGCTGAGCTGGGGGTTTTTTTAAATCACATAAAAGGAACTGACATTTCAAGATGCATTCCTTATTTTGATTTAAAAATAATTACCCCTGAAAGAGTACCGATTGAAGGATTTTATCCCGAAGATCATATCACTAAATATCCTTCATTGTCACGATTTTTTGTTGATGACCACCAAACAGGATCATCCGTCTCTGATAAATTTCGCGCATTAGCTCAATATCCTACCGCCAATACAAAAGCTGATGATGATGGTGTCGCCATTAATTCGATTGCAGGAATGGAATCTTTTACACTGCCCCAATCAATTGTAAATGCGACTAACACTCATATTGAAGGGATTGATATGTCTGACGCATCAGGCCGGGCTGTACCTATTATGGACCGTATGCGAGCTTTTGCAACTGTTGATAGTTTTAGCGTTAAAATAGAACCTCAACTTCAATTTATGGTTTTTATGACCGCCCAGATGTCCATCACTCTACACGACCGATCTCGATTGGCAGACATGGCGCCTTTAATAAAGCCAGAAGTTAGAGGAGGTACCGAACTTTTAATTGAGTGGGGATGGTCATGTGGTAACAACCAATCCATGGCAAACCCCATCACAGCTTTTTTAGATGGAAGTAGATCGAGAGGTGTGTTCAATGTATCCAATTCAAGCTATAATTTTACAGATGACGGGCAAGTAAAAATCGATTTATCTTTACATTCAAAAGGACCAACGCAAATGATGTCGACGTCTGTTTCCGAAGGTTGGAAGAATGATAAGGGCGAATCATTGGAGGACTTGTTCACCGGCGTAAAACTTATTGCTCAAGAAATTGCTGTACTTAAGGGACAACTTGGGGAAGGTAGATCCAAAGTTCCAGACATCTTGGGTTCCGAAATATTGAATACGGTCTCATCAACTTCAACAGCTGCATCGATGTCAAGAGAGGATAGGGTAAAAATTACGAAGAAAGTTGAAGAGGCTTATAAAAAATCAGGAGAGAGTAGATCTGAACTTCTTGCTGAAATAAAAAAATTGATAACAAAACAATATCAGTTGGATTTTACCGTGTCTAAAGCAATTCAGGAGAAAATCACCAAACTTTCTTCGAAATGCAAGAATTGGGCAACCACCGACCCAATGAACGCACACTTACGTTACAAAGAAACCCATATTATGGAAACAAATAACGCAGCGTCAAAATATAGGAAAAAAGCATCATATGCTAAACCTACTTTTGCATCTTTTGCTGAAGTGGTATATAGATTCGTTGCTGCTCCTCTTGAAAATACGTTGGAATTTGATGAAGTACAATGTCATTTTTATACTTTTAATAATAAAGCTTCATATATGGCCAATCAGCCTATCAGCGCTTTCCCTATAAAGGTTAAACCTAACTCCAAAATCGCTCCATTGGACCCGGTTCTTGAAAAAATAATTAACAAGCAAATAAAACAGGGAGGAGGATTAACAATTGCTGAGTTTCTTGGGTGCATGAATTCAGATTATTTTAACAACTATTCATTGAGTGCATTTGGCTTTTCTGATTTGTTTGTCCTAAAAGAAGGAAAGCGCGTTATCAGTGAAAAGAAAAAATCAACATATAAAGTAAAAATTGATGAAGTTCTAGCCAAAGCATATGGGGGGAAAGAATCTCTTAAATTTATTAATCCTCAAATTGCTTGCCTATCTGAAGTACTTCCATCATATGAACAATCTGGCAAATCAATATTAAAACTGCATTTTTATGATTCCACCGCAAAAAATCATGATGCAATTGGCACTTTGATGGATACTTTTAGAAGCGATATTTTAGGCGGAGCAGCAAAAGCTGATGAATTGATGGCAAAAAAGCACAAACGTTCCCATGGCGAATCTTTGAAAGATCCTCATTCAGTAAAGCTCATCGAAGAAGGTCTTGAAGATGGCACTATAGTCGAAATAGGCGCGCAAACAGAAGCTGGTGAGACCGTCACTTATTATAAGCCAATCAACTCTCCAAAAAACCTCTATAGAAAAATAAAGCAATTGATTCCCTCTCTTACTGTTGGAAAACAAACTTCTATGTTAAAAGGCATTTCTTTGCAAACCATGAACGACCCAAGAATGGCGGCCATCGCGATGCTTGAATCTCTTAAAAGACAAGCATCACAAGATAAGAGCGAAATGAACGACGGTGCGAAATCTCAAGGCATGCCCGAAAGAATACAGCCGGTTCAATGTAGCTTTGAACTTATAGGATGCCCATTTATTAATCCTTTTAATCAAATATTTATTGATTTTAACACTGGGACAACTGCTGAGGATATATATTTAATAGGGTCTGTAGAACACAAGGTCTCCCCGGGAGAATTCACAACCTCGGTTACTGCCTTTCCACGTGGAGCTACTTCTTCCTATAATTCTATAACATCAGGCATTGATGCTGTACTGGCCGACGCAGAAACCGCAGAAGAGAATGCCGAAACAATTCAAGGAATGTCAATGGAAGAGCTCATGCAAAAGATTGTCTTGAAACAACAGACTGATGCCGTTACCGACACCCTTTGAGCGAGAAGCAATTTCTTTTGTTAAAAATTTATAAAAAGTAAATTTTTTAGTTATATTAAAATATGTTTTCAATATGCAAAAACCTAATTGGTTCAAAAAATAATTTAGTAGTTTTCGATGATGATTCTATAAAATGGTCTGATACATACAACAGAGACTTTTTGATTATTTCAAAAGAAAAAGAAGCATGCGATTATTTAAGATTATATAACATTGATGTAAATTCTGTTTTCGACAGGAAATATGTTGATTCTATGAAACATTTTAAATTGGAAAATATTCCTTGGAGATATATAATACCAAGAAACGAATGGTTTTCTTCTGTAAAAACATTTTTGGAAAATATAAAATTTGAATTAAAGAACAAATATTTAGAATTTTTTTTAGTCACTAATTTAAGCATAAAAAATTATTATAAGCCCAATGTTTTAAATCTTCAAAAATTAAAAGATTCATCAATAAAATTAAAAAATTTTTTGGAAAAACATTCTTCTGAAGATTTAAGATATAATCGTTCATCTCATAAAACTGGGCGATTAACGGTAACTTCCGGCCCCAATTATTTGACGTTGGAAAAAAAATATAAAAAGTTATTAATGCCATCTCAAAAAGAATACTTAATATCTATAGATTTAATATCTTTGGAACCTCGAGTCCTTATGTTATCTCAAAACAAAAGTCCTTTAAAAGATGTTTATTTAAGTATTATTAACGATCTAGGATTACCCAAAGAAGACAGGTCTAAAGTAAAAATATATACACTGGCAAGCATGTATTCAAAAGATTTTTCATTGGCAGGAAACTCTTTAAAGTCCAAATTGGTAAAATATTTTTCTTTACCTATGTTTAAGGAAAAATTGATTAAAGGTATTTCTGATAAACAAATATTTAATTTTTTTGGAAGGCCGATATCGGTCAACGATAAAGAAATCAATAACGTTATTAATTACTATATACAATCAACAGCAGCAGATGTTTCATTGTGGTGCTTTTCGGAAATTGTAAGAAATTATGAAATTCTCCCAACATGCATTATTCACGATGAAATAATTTGCGAAGTAGATCAAAAAACCTATAATCTAATTTGCGAAAATGATTTTATAGAGGTTCCTAATTTAGGAAAATTTTATTACAGCGTTGAGATAATTAATAAAAAGGTGTAATTATGAATATAGAAAATTATATAAGAAAACATGTAAGGATTATTTTAGAACAAGCTCCTCGTGCCAAAACTGTCGGCCCGGGTGGCGGTCGATGGAGTAAGTTAGTAAAAGGAATAAAAAGCAGAGCAGATACTGAACCTGAAGAGCTTTTAAAAGATTTAAAAATTTCAAAAAACGTAGGAGGGAGCACTGCTTTATCCACAATCGCAATTGCAATTAATTCGGCGTTGTCGAATGAAACATTTGCTGCCGCCTTTTCAAGCGTTGAAAATATATCTGATTCATCAGGAAAAAAAGGCGTAACTGTTAATGTTTCTGAAATTTCATCAAGAGATGGTTTAAAATATATTTCTTTATTAATCAAAGCATTAGCCGCGGTAGGATCAGTTTCAATCCCCGCAGGAAAATTGCATGTTGAACGATTTGTTGGTAAACCTACTGTGATTATATACGAAAGCAATAATCCAAAAAGTTGGGATCTTAACGAAGTAGAAGAAGAAGAAGGTAATTTATTATTGGAGCCTGATCTTTCCAATGAGGACGAAAGAGAAAGTCCTAAATATGATTTTGAAGTTTCCTCAGGAGGAGTCCCAGGGCCGATGATGCCTATAGGAACTACGTCTAATCCTCCAAAAAATAAAAAATAAATTGTAAAATATTTTAAAATTTGATATAATCTATTAGATCGTAAAGATCGCAAAAAGCAATTAAACATTAAACATTTGGAGAAATAATATGGCAATTGATTTTGATGCTATTAGAAGAAAATTAGGACAGCTATCTGGCCAAAACAGTAAAAGAAACATGATGTGGCGACCGCCGGAAGGGGAAGAGTCAACGATTAGGATCATTGCGTTTCCTAATAACGATGGTCAACCTTTTAAGGAAAGATGGTTTTATTATAATATTGGTAACAATCCCGGTCTTTTAACTCCTCATCAATTCGGGAAGCAAGATCCCATTCAGGAATTAATTAATAAGCTCAGAGCAGATGGCTCAAAAGAAGCCTATGAAATGGCTAAAAAATTATATCCTAAAATGAGAACGTATGCTGCTGTAATTGTTAGAGGCGAAGAAGATAAAGGTGTACGTCTTTATGCATTTGGGAAAACTGTATATCAATCTCTTCTTAATATCATGCTTGATGAAGATTATGGAGATATTACAGACATTAAATCAGGTCGTGATATCAAGGTAATCTGTACCAAACAACCAGGTCGTCAATGGGCTATGACAGAAGTTCGCCCTCGCGGGAAATCTACCCCATTGACTACCGATAAAAATCAGTTAAAAGAATGGGTATCAAAAATTCCTGATTTGGATGATATGTATGAAACAAAATCTTATGAGGAATTGGAAAAAATTGTTAATGATTGGCTCAATGGCGAATCAGATGAAGAAGAAGTGGAAGTTGAGTCTAGAACTACGCCAACAACTAACACTGAAAAAAAATCTGCGAAGTCATATAAAGATATCGATGCTGCATTCTCAGACCTAGAAGAAGATTTAGGTTTTTAATAATAAAAAAGTTGTGATAGCTTTTAAGGCGGCTGAATAGGCCGCCTTTTTATTATCAACAATTTGAACAAACTTGCATTTTGTGGTATATTATTCAAAGGAGGTATTTTATGTCAAGAAAGAAAAAATCAATTCCAAAAACACAAACAGAGGATTTTACTGAGGATTTAATTAAATCGTTAAACAAGGAACATGGCGGTAAAGTTGCGTATAATTTATCGTGTGATTCAAGCCCAACTCATGTAAAAAGGTGGATCAGCACAGGCTGTAGACAATTGGATTATATTATTTCCAATCGCGAAAATGGTGGATTGCCTGAAGGAAGAATTATTGAAATCTTCGGTCCGCCTTCAATTGGAAAATCTCATCTTGCAATTCAGGTTGCAAGATCAACCCAACAAATGGGAGGCATTGTAGTCTACATCGATACAGAAAATGCAACGTCTGTTGAAAACTTAGGCTTATTAGGTGTCGATATTTCAAAAAGATTTGTTTATGTCGATACTCATTGCACTGAAGAAGTTTTGTCGATTGCTGAAAACACAATCTTAAAAGCTAAGGCAATGAATAAAGATGTTCCTATAACAATTATTTGGGATTCTGTAGCTGCTTCCTCTCCTAAAGCTGAGCTTGACGGAACCTATGAACAGAATTCTATCGGTTTACAAGCAAGAGCAATTTCTAAAGGGATGAGAAAAATCACTGGAGTTATCGCTAACCAAAACGTTCTTATGATTTGCTTAAATCAAATTAGAACAAAAATTGGAGTTATGTTTGGCGATCCTACGACAACCCCGGGTGGCAAAGCCATTCCTTTTCATTCGTCAGTTAGGATTAAATTGGGAGCTGGTCAAAAAATTGAAAATAAAGATAAAGAAGTTATTGGCATCCATGTTTCTGCTAAAACAATTAAAAATAAAGTAGCTCCTCCTTTTAGGACTGCCAAATTTGAAATTCATTTTGGAAAAGGAATAAAGGAACACGAACAATTGTTTGATCTTTTAAGAAAACACGGGCCAATAATAGTTGATGATGAACAGATTGAGGTATCAGGAACAGGCGCTTGGAAGAAGTTGGAAGTTACAAATACATCAAGTGGAAATATATTTATTGAAAAAAAGTTCTACAAGGCTGATTTTGATCAAATAATTTCCCACCCAGATTACTCAGGGTACATTGATTTATTGCTAAAAGATGCGTTAATTAGACAAATGAGAGACCCTGAAGCGCAGACGATTAATCCTGAATCATATGAAGAGGTTAAAGCTATTGCGATGGAGATTGAAAGTGAATTCTTTGATCCAGAAGGATAAGCCTATACTTTTGATTGATGGATTAAATCTATTTATGAGAGCTTTTTCAGTTTCCCACTCAGTCTCAGAACTTGGTGAACCAATAGGCGGCACACTAGGATTTTTAAGATCTTTATCAAATACAATAGATATGATCCGACCAAAGGAAGTTTATATAGTTTGGGAAGGTGGGGGTTCTCTTAGAAGGAGATCGATTTACAAAGATTATAAAAAAGGTTCCAAACCTATTAAAATGAATAATTTTTATTCAAATGATTATGTTGATAAAAAACAAAGCAGAAATTATCAACTTTCTTTATTAACAAAAATTCTCAAATTTACAAACTTAAACCAAATATACCTGAGCAACTGTGAAGCAGATGATGTTATAGGTTACGTGTGCAGGAATTTATTAAAGAATGAAAATAAAATTATTTTAAGTTCAGATCAAGATTTTTATCAGTTGGTTAATGAAAATACAAAAATTTGGTCTCCTAATCTTAAAAAATATGTTAATGAAGATTATGTTTATAATAAGTTTGGTATTGCTTCCTGCAATTTTTGTTTAGCAAGAACTTTTATTGGAGACAAATCAGATAATCTAAATGGTATCAAAGGTTTAGGATTTAAAACTTTGTTAAAAAGATTCCCAGAATTAAAATCGACAGAAAGTATTGATCTTAGCGACCTACTTAATTACGCAGGCCTTCAAACAGAAATTAGCAACTTAAAAGTATACAAATCTGTTGTTGACAATGAAGATATCCTTCGGAGAAATTGGAAAATTATGTATTTAGATGTTGCAAACTTGTCTGGAGATCAAATTAAAAAAATAGAATTTTTATTTGGAACTTCTGCACCCAAAGTGGATAAAATAAATTTAATAAGAATATTAGTAAGAAATGGCATTAACAATTTTAATATAGATAAATTTATAATGTCAATTAAAAGTATAACAAATTAGGAGTGTTTATGGCAAGCGAAAAAGTTGTTCCTGACCAAAAGAATATGTTTTCACATTATGGAAAATCTTTTCAAGAAAAAATATTTCAAGGATTACTGACGGATAAAATTTGGGGTGCTCAAATGATTGAGGTCATGAACCCAGATTATTTTGATATCAAATATTTGCATTATTTAACTGACAAGTATTTTTCATATTACAATAAATACAAATGTTTTCCAACTAATCAACTTTTGATTTCGATTATTAAAGATGATTTAAAAGAAGGAAACGACGTTATTCTAAAACAACAAATAATTGAATTTTTAACAAGAATAAAATCTAATCCATATCCTGGTGATATTAAATACGTTAAAGATAAAGCTTTAGATTTTTGTAAAAGGCAGGCATTTAAATTTGCCTTAGAAAAAGCTGTTGAAATGGTATCGAGTGATAATTTTGAGTCTGTTGTCGATCTTATGAAAGATGCAGTATCTATTGGCATGCCAAATACCACAGGTCATGATTTCTTTGAGGATTTGGAAGCTAGATTTGTTCTCGTAGATAGAAACGTTGTTGCCACAGGACTAAATGTTTTGGATGATAAAGAAGTTTTAAATGGCGGATTAGGAAAAGGCGAAATCGGAGTTATTATGGCAAACTCCGGGGTTGGTAAATCTCATTGGTTGGTTGCGATGGGAGCAGAGGCTGTTAAACGTAAGAAAAATGTGCTCCATTATACTTTTGAATTATCAGAACACATTGTTGGCATTAGGTACGATTCTCACTTATGCGATATATCAAGCACAAATGTAAAAGATAATAAG